GTCTCGCCATCCTTCGCCCGCGAACTCATCGCCCTTGGCCTCGCCAAGCCATTCCTTGAAACCATCGCCGAGCCTAAGAAGAAAAAATGAGCCTCGACGAGAAGGACGGACGCCCTGCCGTAAAGATGAATCTTGCGGAAGCAATCGCCGCCTTTGCCCTCGTGGCAACGGTCTTTTCTTCACTTAACGGCTGGATCGTCCTGCCCGAACAAATGCGCCAAGTCAGAAATGAAAACGAACGCCAAGACATCCGCCTCCAAGCAATCGAACGCCTCGCCAGCGAGCGCAGCGAAACCCTCGCCCGCATCGACGAGCGCACCAAGCGCATCGAAGAAAGCCTCAAAGCTAAATGAAAAGCATGCTGGCAATCCTGCCGCTCCTGCTCCTGCCCGCCTGCGTAAGCGTCCCGCTGCCGCCAAGCGGCGACAAGATCGGAAGTCTCGGACGAGTGGAGGTCGGCATCCGCTACTTCCCACCAGTCACGCTGGACTGGTTCAACCCGCAAATCCCCAGCCTCAAAGACAAATGAAAATCCTCGATTACATATTAAATCGGCTCCAAGAGCAGTCCACATACAAGGGCGCAATTTTCGTAATTGCAGCGGCGGGTATCTCCGTTGATCCAGAGAAAGCCAACGCCATCGCAGCCGCCGCAATGGCACTCGTGGGAGTCATCAACATCTTCCGCAAAGAGAAGAAGTGATTCACTGAAATGCTTCACCGACTCCTCGCCATTGCCCAAGCCGAGATCGGAATCCGCGAAGAGGGCGGCAACAATCGCGGCCAGCGCATCCGCGACTACCAACGCGCCACCGACTTGCCGCCCGGCCCGTGGCCATGGTGCGCCGCTTTTGTTTCGTTTTGCGTGCAGGAGTGGCTGAAAGAAAACGATGTCCCTGAGTGGCTCCGCCTCACCCGCTCGCCCGCCCAATGGCAACCCCGCACCGCGCTGGCCTACGGATTCCGCCAATGGGCAAAAGATCGCCCTCGCACCACGAGCATCTACACCGACCAAGACCCCGCCCAGCCGGGCGACATCGTGACTTTTGATTTTTCCCATGTCGGCATCGTCCTCGAAGACGATGGAAAGAACCTCGTGACGGTCGAAGGAAACACCAACTTTTCTGGCACACGCGACTCAGAGGCAGGCGATGGAGTCTGGCGCAAAATCCGGCCAAAATCCCTCGCTCGAAACTTCATCCGCATACACCCCGCCCGATGACCTACGGCAACCTCGATGTCTTTTTCAGCGGTCTCGACCACACCGAGATTCTGTTTGCCCTGCCCACCGGAACCCGGATCGTGCGCGGCTATTTCGACAACGCCTTTTTCGACAGCGCCGTGGGCGAGGTAGTTCTCGACAGCACGCAGCCGCGATTTCAATGCAAGGAGTCGGATGTTGCCAGCATCCCCCGCGAAACCGCCTGCAAGGTGGAAGGCAAAAATTACACGGTAATGGAAATCCAGCCAGACGGCACCGGCCTTGCCACCGTCACCCTCGCGCATGAGTGACATGATTTTCATCGAAGCCAAGGGACTCGACCGCATCGGGCGCGACCTTGGGGCAACGCAAAAACAGATCGAGCCAGCCATGCGCAGCGCCGTCTCTCGCGTCACCCGCTGGGCAGGCAACGAAGCGGCCCGACGCATCAGCAAGGCGACCAAAGTAACCGGCAAAGTCATCAAAGGCAGGATGCGCGTCGAAGTCATGGGCAAGGATGGCGTCCTCGGTCGCGTGTGGGCAGGCCTGCGCAACATTCCATTGGCAGCTATGAAGCCCCGCCAAACAAAAAGCGGAGTCACAGCAGGCCCAGCTAAAGTCCCCGGCGCATTCATTGCCAAGAAACAGGTTTTTAAACGCACCGGAAAAAAACGCCTGCCAATCGAAAAGCAAACCTTCCCCGTCCTCGACCCCGGCATGGAGGCCATGGGAAGCCTCGAAAACGAAATCGGCGAACGCCTGCAACGCGAATTTGAATCCCAACTAAAATGGCAACTCAGCAAATAGACCTCGCCGTTCTCCACACGAAGATCGCCGAGAAGATCAACGCCAAGTTCGGCAGCACGGTCAAAACCATCGCCGCATATTCGCGTTACATGGACAAGATCGAGGTGCCAGCCATCACTTTCGAGTTGGACACAATCGAGCCAAACGCCACAGCAGACATCGGCACGCAGCAACTCCAGGTTGATATTCGCTTTTCTGCCTCGCTCATATATTCATACAAGCAGGGCAACAAATTCGCCGTGCGTCTCATGGCCGCAAACTTCGCCGCATTCCTCCAAGGCCAGCGTTTCGGAATGCCCGTCACGCCCGCCCGATTCATCGCCGCCACCCCACAAGAGTTCGACGCCGAAAACCCCGAATACGAAACATGGCGCGTCGAATGGGAACACACCTGCCTCCTCGGTGAAACCGCATGGCCCGAAGGTGGAGCACTGCCAACAGACATCCGCGCCTCGTGGGCACCCAAGATCGGCATTCCCCACGAGCCGGACTATGTGCCGATTCAAGACATCCTCGCCACATGAGCAACGCCCGCATAGGTGAGCTTGAGCGCCGTCTCTCCAACACCATCCGACCCGGCACGGTGCTTGAGGCGGACTACGCCAAAGCTCGCCTGCGTGTCACGATGGGCGACAACACCAGCGCATGGTTGCCATGGCTCACCAGCCGCGCCGGGGAAGACCGCACATGGCACGCCCCCGAAGTCGGCGAGCAAGTCATCGTCATGGCCCCCGGCGGCGAACTCTCTGCTGGCTATGTCATGCCCGGAGGAATCTACAAGAACGACTACCCCGCGAACGGCGACAAACCCGAAATCTCCCGCACGACCTACAAGGATGGAGCAATCCTCGAATACGACCGAGAAGCCCACACCCACCTCCTGCAACTGCCCGAAGGATCGGCAACGGTCAAAGTCGGAGACGATGCCCAGACCGAAATCACGCCCGAAAAGATTACCGCAAAAGTCGGAGACGATGCCAAAACGGAAATCACCGCCTCAAAAATCCTCGCGCAAATCGGCAGCGATGCAAAAAGCGAGATCACAGCCAGCAAAATCACGCACAGCCTCGGCAGCAGCAGCAAAATCGAAGTCACCAGCGGCAGCGTCAAAATCACAGTCGGAGGGACCACGCTCGAAATCGCCAGCGGCGGCATCACGATCAACGGCAACATCACGCAAACCGGAAACTACGACCAGACCGGCTTGATGAAATCGAACCTCATCACCCTCTCCACCCACACGCACGGCGGCGTCATGCCCGGCACAAGCATCACAGCAGTCCCAAATCCATAACCTCCTCCGTGCTCTCCGTGTCCTCCGTGGTTTAACACTTTCTGATCGCTTCGCGGGAAGTCCCCGCAGAAGACACCCCCCAGAGCGCCCCTAAAATTCGCCAGCATGCGAGGCATGAGCAGCGAGACCGGCAAGGCGCTTTCCGGGCTAGACCATTTGAAGCAGTCGATTCGGGACATCTTAACAACCCCGCTCGGCTCTCGCGTCATGCTCCGAGACTACGGCTCGCGCCTCTTTGACCTCGTGGACGCCCCGATGAATCGCGGAACCATCGTCGAAATCTATGTCGCCACCATCGAGGCGATCCGCAAATGGGAGCCTCGCGTTGAGATAACCCGCGTCATCGCGCAAGCCATCGAACCGGGCAAGATCACCATCGCGCTCGAGGGCGTCTATCTACCCACCGGAACCGCGCTCACGCTGGACGGAATGGTCGTATGAGTTACACGCCAATCGACCTCAGTAGCCTTCCCGCGCCGACGATTGTCGAAAGCCTCGACTACGCCGCGATTTTGCAGGAGATGGTGGACGACCTCAAAGCCCGCGATCCGGCTTTCACCGCCATCGTGGAAAGCGACCCAGCTTTCAAGATTCTGGAAGTTTGCGCTTACCGTGAAATGCTCATCCGCCAGCGGGTCAACGATGCCGCTCGTGGCGTCATGCTCGCCTATGCAACCGGCGCGGACCTCGATCAACTCGGAGCGATCTTCGGCACCTCGCGCAAGGTGCTCGTGCCAGCAGCCCCGACAGCAATCCCGCCGCGCTTGGCCGTCATGGAAACGGACACCGATTTCCGCTATCGCGTCACGCTCGCCCTTGAGGGCTTGAGCACAGCAGGACCCGAAGGAAGCTATCTTTACCACGCGCTCAAAGTGGCCGGCGTCAAACACGCGACCATCGTCGGCCCTCCCACCGTATCACCCGGCAATGTCCTCGTGACCGTCCTCGGACTCACAGGAAACGGCGCACCCTCGGCAACCGTCATTTCCAACGTATCGCTTGCCCTCAACGACGAATCCGTGCGCCCGCTCACGGATGCCGTGGAGGTCAAAGGCGCATCGATTCAAAACTACACGATCACCGCGACCATTTTCACCTTCCCCGGCCCCGACTCCTCAGTGGTCATGGCCGAAGCCCAAGCCAGCGCCCAAGAGTTCGCAACGCAGAATCACAAAGTCGGCAACGACATCAACCTTTCCGCCATCTTTGCCGCGCTCCATGTGGACGGCGTGCAAAAAGTCAACCTTGCCGCACCCACGGCCAACATCGTCTGCAACCACACGCAAGCCCCCTTCTGCACCGCGATCGCTCTCACATACGGAGGTCTGAGCCAGTAAAATGAGCCGGTCAATTTACCAATACCTCTCCGATCAAGACGGCCTCTTTTGGTATTACGGCCAAGCTCCAGACGCCGCAGCAGTCACGGATTTAATCTGGAACATCCTACGGCAGGAATACAACTCGTCCGGCGAGCTGATTGAAACCCGCATCGCTCTCAACACCTCGTGGGAGCAACGCACAAACGCTGATTACCAAATCCCGTCCACGGAAACGGAGGAAATCGCCCCCGACCTCTCGCTGCGCGACCTCCTTCCTTCCAACGCGACAGCGCCAGAGCGATCCATTTCACTCGCCACAGCCCGCCTTGGCTCAATCGACACCCCCATTCGATCACTCTGGAATCCCGATACCTGCCCGGAGGCGCTTCTGCCATGGTTAGCCTGGGCGACATCCGTCGACGAGTGGGATGCCAACTGGACGACCGCAACCAAGCGAAATGTCATCAAGTCTTCTGCCGAGATTCACCGCAAAAAAGGCACCGTCGCCGCTGTCAAAACACTCCTCCAATCATTCGGCATCGCGCTGCAACTCAGCGAGTGGTGGCAGACTGCGCCAAAAGGAACCCCGCACACTTTCATCGTTGCCCTCGGCTGGCTGCAAACGCCCGCCGCCGTGCAGGACTCGATCAGCAAAGCCGTCGCAGCCGTCAAACCCGTTCGCAGTTCGTTCACCCTCTCAGCCCTCGAATCCTTCGTCGGCAGCGTGAACATCGTCGGCATCTGCCGCCCCGCCACATTTAACCGGCTCGACTGCGCAGCCACCTACTAAACCACCATGCCCCTTCAATTCGTCATCACCAACGCAGGCCGCGCCGCCATCGCCCAAGTGGGTGGGGCTATCGGCCCTGTTACCCTCACAAAGATCGCAATCGGAAGCGGAGGCTACACGCCACTGGCCACCCGCACGGCCTTGCAAACCGAGATCAAGCGCCTCGATCCAAGCGGCAGCAGTGTGCCAGTCCCCGGCACGATCCACCTCACGGCGCAGGACGATTCCGCAGACAGCTACTCGGTCAAAGAAATCGGCCTCTATACGAACAACAATGTCCTTTTCGCCGTATATTCGCAGACAGGCGTCATCCTCACAAAAGGCAGCACGGCCAGCGCACTCTTCGCGCTCGATTTCGTGATGACCAATGTGCCAGCCGGAACGGTTGTCGTCGGAGACGCAGGATTTTCCTACGCGCAAGCCAACGAAACCCGTCTCGGCGTGCTTGCCATCGCTACCACAGCGGAGGCGCAGGCAGGAACAATCGACACCAAAATCATCACGCCGCTCAAGCTGGCGAAGGTCACAGCCACAGAATCCCGCCAAGGCGTCATCGCGCTGGCAACAACAGCGGAGGCGCAAGCTCTCGCGCCGGATGCAACCAAGGCGCTCACCGTTGCCCGGCTTGTGGACCGCACAGCCACGACAGGGCGTGCTGGGGTGGTCGTATTGGCAAGCAGCACCGAGACGCAGACAGGGACAGACGCAAACAAAGCGGTCACGCCTGCATCATTGGCCAGTCGCACGGCCACAGACGCACGGGCGGGCATCGTCGAGCTGGCGACAAATGCCGAGACGCAGACCGGCACGGACACAACCCGCGCCGTCACACCCGCAGCGCTTGCAAGCCGCACGGCGACTGACGCACGAGCGGGCATCGTCGAGCTGGCGGACAACACCGAAACGCAAAACGGCACAGACACAACTCGCGCCGTCACACCCGCAGCGCTTGCAAGCCGCACAGCGACTGACGCACGGGCAGGCATCGTTGAGCTTGCCACCAGCACCGAAACGCAAAACGGCACAGACACAACCCGCGCCGTCACACCCGCAGCGCTTGCAAGCCGCACAGCGACTGAGACACGGGCTGGAATTGTCGAACTCGCAACCAATTCCGAAACGCAAACAGGAACAGACACTGCTCGCGCAGTCACACCCGCAGGACTTGCCAGTGCCGCCGTTCTTTTTGTCCCGCCCGGTGCGGTGATGCCATTTGCCAGAACCTCCGCGCCGAGCGGCTGGCTCCCAGCAAACGGCAGCACAATCGGGTCTGCTGCGAGCGGGGCTTTTTATGACAGCCAAAACTATGACGAGCTGTTCGCAGTTCTGTGGGCAAGTTGGAGCAACACACTTTTGCCCATCCAGACGAGCACAGGCGCGGGATCAACTCGCGGAGCAAGCGCGGCAGCAGATTTTGCAGCAAATAAACGCCTGCCGCTTCCCGACATGCGCGGCTACTTCGTGCGCGGCAGCGGGACGAATTCCGACGGAACGAAGTCGGATGCTTTTGGCGTGAAACAGGCGGACGATTTTAAGAGTCACACGCATACATACAGCAAACAAGAACGAACTTATACAGCGTCAGCCGCGACTGGAGGAGGATCAGCCAATTTGTGGCAAGGTGTTACGGACACAAGTCTAACAACTGGTCCACAGCCAGCAGCAACCTCTACCGAAACCCGCCCGAGCAACATCGCGCTCCTCTACTGCATCAAATTTTAGGAAGTCCCCGCAGAAGACACCGCAACACGATCCCTGCACACTCTCACCCGCAACCGCAACCCACTAAATCACCATGTCTCAATTTTTACACGGCGTCGAAGTTCAGGAAATTACCGGCGGACCACGCCCGATCAAAACCGTTTCCTCATCCGTCATCGGCCTTGTCGGCACAGGCACAGCACATGCGGATTTTCCGCTGAACACGCCCGTCCTCGTCACATCCCCCACGGGAGTCTCGACCAAGCTTGGCGCAACCAGCTATCTCGGCAAGGCCATCGAAGCGATTTACAAACAGACCGGCGCGGTTGTCGTAGTCGTTCGAGTCGCCGCTGCAACAGATGTCGCCGGGAGCGCGACCCTGCTGACAGGCGTCCACGCCCTCCGAAAAGCTCAGTCTGAACTTAATGTCACGCCTCGCCTCATCGTGGCGGAAGGAGCTTATGGGACAGCGACCATAGACGATGTAAAAGTTGTCGCATCCGCTCTCCGTGCGGTTGCCATCGCTGGCCTCGTCTCCAGCGTTGCAACAATCGACACTGCGACAGAAGCCTCGGCATGGGTCACAGCAAACGGCAACGACCGCATGTATGCAGTGTGGCCAGCAGTAAACGGCGGCGAAGACCCCGCGCCGTATGTCGCCGGACTCATGGCACGCATCGATAACGAGCGCGGCTTCTGGTGGTCGCCATCAAACAACGAAGTTTTCGGCATCGAAAAAATCGACAAGGCCGTAGATTTCGTCCTCGGAGATACTTCTTCACTCGCCAACGTGCTGAACCTCGGAAACGTCGCCACCTTCATCCGCAGCGGTGGATTCCGCCTCTGGGGCAACCAGACCGGCAGCACGGACATTAAATACCAATTCGTGAATGTCCGCCGCACAGCCGACCTCATTTTCGACAGCTTGCAACGCGCCCACCTCTGGGCAGTGGATCGCCTCATCTCGAAAACATACCTCGAAGATGTCACCGAGTCCGTCAACGCCTACCTCGCCAGCCTCAAGAACCAAGGTGCGATCCTCGGCGGCAAGTGCTGGGCCGATCCAGACCTCAACACATCGGCGAACATCCAGCTCGGCAAGGTCTATTTTAACTTCGATTTCTCGCCGCCGTATCCCGCCGAACACATCGTTTTCCGTGGCGAACTCACGAACGAATACCTCACCGAAATCCTCAACTAAAAAAAGACCATGGCAACCGCATCGAACCTCCTAAAAAATTTCAATCTCTATGTGGACGGGCGCGGATTCGCGGGCGTCGTCGACGAACTGCAACTCCCGACCCTCGGCCTCGTGGTCGAAGATTTCCGCGCTGGTGGCATGGACGCCTCCGTGGCCGTCGAAATGGGCCAAGAGAAACTGGAAGCCTCCTTCGTCCTTTCTGGCTACGAGGAAAATGTCCTGAACCTCTGGGGCATGGGCCAAGGCCAGACCGTGCCACTCGTGGCTCGTGGCGCTCTCGAAAGCCTCGACGGCGCAGTGACGCCCGTGGTCGTTTACATGAACGGCACGATTCGTTCCATGGAACCCGGCGCATGGAAAGCTGGCGAAAAATCAGCCATCAGTTTCACGATGGACCTTCGCAGCTACAAATACACCCAAGCAGGCCGAACCATCAACGACATCGACATCCCGAACATGATTCGGATCGTAAACGGAGTGGACCGCCTCGCAGCACAGCGCAACGCAATCGGCATCTAATCCAGCGCAAAAATGGCGAGCAAGAAATCCACCGTCGAAATCGCCCTCGATTTTCCAATCAAGATCGAAGGCGTAGAGTGCAGCCGCCTCACCCTCCGCAGGCCGAAGGTCGGGGACATCCTCGCAGCCGAGGAGGGGAGCAAAGGCGGCGGCGACAAAGACACGGAAATCCTGACCTTCGCCAACCTCTGCATGGTCACGCCTGCTGAAATCCGCGACCTCGACCTCGGCGATTACAAGAAGCTACAGAAAGCGTTTTCCGGTTTTTTAGCCTAAAGCGGGAGGACGCCATGCGCGGCACTCTCGCACTGGCCAGCCACACAGGATGGAGCCTTGCAGAGATCAGCGCAATGACCGCCGAGGAGCTTGTGGACTGGTGCGGGAAACTTCCTAAATAATCATGGCGACCGAGAAAAAATTCAAAGCAACCATCGAGATCGGCGGGGCCGTGGCAGGCTCGCTGAAATCGTCGTTTGCCGCCGTCACCGGGAACACCAAGATTCTCGGCGCTTCGATGTCGAAGCTAAGAAGCCGGATGAAAGAAGTCGGTGCGGCGATGAAAGAATCCGGCGCGGATACCGTCACACTCGGCAAGGAGCTTGCTGTTCTACAACGCAAAGCCGACGCCACCCGCAAGGTCATGGACTCGTGGGGCAAGATCAAACCCATCGGCGACAATTTTCAAACCGTGCTCAAACGCACCGCTGGCGGATTCGTCGCCATCGGCGCAGCAGCAGCCGCAGCCAGCGCAGGCGTGTGGAAACTGGGGACGGCATTCGGCAACTTCGCCGACTCCGCAGCGGAAGGCGCGGCAACCCTCGGAACGGATGCAAACTTCCTCCTCTCGGTGCGCTACGCCGCCAGCCAAGTCGGAGCCTCCGCAGAAATGGCCGACAAGGCGCTTTCTGAAATGAACATCCGCCTTGTGGATGCTGGCGAGGACGGCAACAAGACCGGCGAGGCATTGAGCGAGCTTGGACTCGACATCGGCAAGCTCCAAAAGATGGACACCGCCTCGCAGTTCGCCACGATTTCGCAGGCGTTCAGCAAATACACTGGCAGCGTCAACAAAGCCAAAATCGCCACAGACATCTTTGGCAAGGCAGGGCGCAAAATCCCGAACCTCCTCAACCTCGGCAAGGAAGGCCTGCAAGGCTACGCCCAAGCCGCGCAAGATGCGGGCTACCTGCTCAGTGATTCCGACATGCTCATGGGCGATGCGTTCGACGAGGCGATGGGCCAATTCAACCTCGCCCTCCAAGGCTCACAAAACATCATCGGGCGCGAACTCCTGCCCGTGCTCACCGAGCTGATGACCTCGCTGGGTTCATTCATCCGAGAAAACGCCCCCAACATCAAAGCGATGGCCCAAGAGTTCGGCGGCTGGATCAAAACCAACGGCCCCATCATCGGGACACAGATCCGCGACATGGCCAAGAGCCTGGTCGAAATGGGCAAGGCCGCTTGGCCATTCATCGAATCGGTCGGAGGCGTCAAAGCCATTCTGACCGGCATTGCCACGATTGCCTTCCTGCCAACCATCGCCGCCGTGGCATCGCTTGGCGCTTCTTTCATCACCGCCGTTCCTGCGGTAATCAAACTGACAACGGGCCTCTGGGGCATGGCTGCGGGAGCCACGGGAATCATCCCGGCAATCGGAGGAGCAGCAACCGCACTCTGGGGCATGGCAACCGCAGGATGGGCCGCAATCGCGCCGTTGCTGCCAGCCATAGCCATCGGAGCGGCAATCATTGGCGGTCTAACACTCCTCGCGCTTGGAATTAAAAATGTCGTCGAAAACTGGGATCAATACTCCGCGAAAATTTCAGAGGTCTGGAAACTCACCACAGACTTTGCAACAAAAATGGGAGGTGCAATCGCCGCATGGGTGAATGACACCAATATCGCAATTTCAAACTTTGGCGGCAGCATCTACGACTCGATAGCCGGAGCCTTCGACCGACTCACAGGCAAAATCGGCGCGTGGTTCTCATGGGTGCGCGAAAAATTCGCCAACCTCGGCAGCTCAATCAAAGGCGTCTTCACAGGCGGAGACGGCCCTGCACCGATTGACGGCGCACGCGCATCTGGTGGCCCCGTTTCCGCTGGCAAAAACTACCTCGTCGGCGAGCGCGGCCCTGAAATCTTCTCGCCCTCCTCATCCGGCTCGATCATCCCCAACCACCGCGCAGGCGGGAGCGTGAGCAACGACAACCGCACCATCACCATCAACATCAACGCCTCCCCCGGCATGAACGAGCGCACCCTTGCCGACCTCGTGCTCGCCCGCCTCGATGGACGCCAAGCCGCCCTTGCCGGTGGCGCTCTCTACGACTAACGAATATGGCCAATGACACCATGCTCGCCCTTGGCGCTTTCCGGTTCTCGATTTCGACTGCCGCATACCAGCAGCTTGAGCGTCAATCCTCCTACAAGTGGGAAGAGGTGGAGCGATTCGGACAGGCCCCGCTAATGCAGTATTGCGGATACGACTCCGAAACCATCTCCCTGCAAGGAACGATCCTCCCCGAATACAAAGGCGGGCTTGGCCAGATGTCGCAAATGCGCGTGCAAGCCTCCCTCGGAATCGCCCTGCCGCTGGTAACTGGCACAGGAAATTACTACGGCCTATGGGTCGTCGAATCGATCAACGAGGCGCAAGAGGTTTTCTGGAGCAACGGACAGCCCCGCAAAATCGACTTTCAAATCAATTTGAAAAAATACGCCGAGGTAACGCTAAAGATCGGGCCTTTCAATGTGTCCGTGTCCGGGCTTCTGGGATCATTACTACGATGAACGTCTACAAAACCAAGCAAGGCGACATGCTGGATGAAATCTGCCATCGGCATTACGGCAGCACCTACGGCCAACAGGTGGAAACCGTCCTCGAGGTCAACCGCTCCCTTCGCCTCGCAGAGCAAGGCCCATATCTTCCCGCCGGAATCCACATCGTCCTGCCCATCATCGAAGCGCCAAAGGCAAAAGAAACGGTCTCGCTCTTCTCGTAGGCCATGAAGCCAGATTTCCGCATCACAGGCACAGGCGGCGACCTCACGAAAACCTACGCCCAACGCCTCGCCTCGCTTACCATCACGGACAACTCGACCGAACAGGCTGACACGGTTTCCATCGAACTCTCCAACCACGACGGAAAACTCCCGATCCCCTCCGAAGGCGAAATCCTGAGCATCGCCATAGGCTATGAGGGAAACACGGTGGACAAAGGGCAATTCGTCATCGATCAAATTTCGCTCTCCGGTTTCCCAGAGCGCATGAGCCTATCAGGCAAAGCCGCCCCATTCGCAGCGGCGGGAGGATTCTCGCCATTCCAAAGCCGCAAAACCCGCAGCTTCGATGACATCACCCTCGGCCAGCTCGTCACGAACATCGCCGCCGAGTGCGGCCTCATCCCCGGCATCGCGCCCCAATACTACACGGTGACGATTCCCCACCTCGACCAGACGAACGAGAGCAACATGAACCTCCTCACGCGCCTCGCTCGTGATTATGAGGCGCTCATGAAGCCCACATTCGGAAGGCTCCTCTTCCTGCCGCGATCCACCGGCGCAAGCATCACCGGCGCACTCATCCCCGGCCCGACGATCACCAAGAGCGAAGTCGCCAGCTACAGCGCCCAATTTTCACAGCGCACCAAATACGGAAGCGCGACAGCCCGCTGGCACGATCCAGAAACAGGCGAGACAAATTCCTTCAAGCTCGACGGCCAAGGCAGCGGAGCCGACTACGAGGCCCCGAACCTCTACCCCGACGAGACCGCCGCCAAAAACGCCGCCAAATCCTTCCTAAAAAGCAGCGAGCGCGGCAGCGAATCCATCACCCTCTCCATGTCCGGCAGACCCGACATCATTGCCGAGGGCTTGATAACCTTGAGCGGATTCCCCGATGCGATGAACAAAAGCTGGACGATAAAAACCGTCACGCACTCCCTCAGTCCCTCCGGGTTCACCACAAGCGTCCAAGCCGAAATTAAAGACCTCTCCAGCACAAGCAACGCCGAGGCCACCCCGAACACGACCAGCGCAGCAAACAATCCAGCGACCCCCGCAGGCCGAAACATCGAGGCCGTGACTTGGAATTCTGAGACGAATTCGTTCGAGTAAAAGCCAGTGAAAGACTGCGAGCAACGCAACACGAACGCAACACCCTTGCAAGTCGTTGATTTTTAGGATATGTTTTCCGATTCGTAATCGATAGGTCACGGGTTCAAATCCCGTCGTCGGCTCTCCTTCTAAAAGCCCGCAGATGCGCATATGGATTGGCTCTGCGGGCTTTTTCTTTGGCTGGGTAAAATTGGTTGAAAGTTGCTGCAAATGGGTGAAAATGCGATTATGGACGCAACGGACGCAACAGGCAGGAATAAGCCGGTCATCACACTTCGCACGGCTACGGTGCGGGGAGAGCAACGGCATGTGGTTTTTTCACGGATCGCAGGGGTGGAGAAGCGAGTTTTTTTTAAGACCAGACTGGAAGCGCGGATGGCGCATGACGCGCTTGTTGAAAAGCTGGAGACCGGAGGAACGGATGCTTTCAAGAAGTCCGCTGGCATGACGGTAGAAAAGGGCTGGCAGGAATTTCAACTGGTGCGGATGCCGAAGCTGAAAGAAGGAAACCACACTCGCCTCCTCAATTGGTGGTGGGGGCATTTTGTAGAAAAATACGGTTCGCTGGATTTGAATGACATCAAGCCCGTGCATATCGAGGCGTTCCTATCTCGCCCAGGTTGGAGCGGGACCACGGCAAATCAGGGCTTCGTTTACCTGCGTCTGGTCTGGAATTGGCTGGTGCGCTACGAACTCGCAGCAGCAAATCCGGCTCTGAAGATCGACACGCCGAAGGCTGCGCCAGAGCATCATTTGCTGACCGTGCCGGAGGTTAAGAAGCTTTTGAGCCTGACGAAAAAAAAGACTCGGCTGCGAGCATGGATCGTTCTTGGCCTTTTCGGCGGGATGCGCATCTCGGAGGTGTGGCGCTGCCGACCGGAGCATATCGAGCAGACGGAGATTTTCGTGCCTATCCGAAAATCCACCGACCCAAAACCGCGCCCTCGCTTTGTGCCGATTCTCCCGGCGCTAAGAAGGAACCTGCCAAAAAAGTGGGATGAGTTAGGGGAGGACATCATCAAGCGCGAGCGCACGGAGCTGGCGCACGCCATGGGCTGGCAGGAGTGGCCTCAAAATTGTTTGAGGCACACAGCGGCCTCGATGCACCGCGCTATGTGGCAAGACAGCACCAAAACGGCATACTTTCTCGGTCATTCATCCCCCCGCATGGTTGAGGATCGCTACGCCAGAGGAGTGAGGCAAAATGAAGCGAAAGCATTTTGGGCGCTATGAAAAATCCTTGGCGTATCAATGTCGGGTATTCATGCTTTTAATATGCCTGTGAAAAATGCTTCCAACGATGATTGGCGTGATGAGCCTATCACAGACCGGCAAAGAAAATTGATTGAGGATAAAGGATACGAAGCACCGGATACTAAAGGCGAGGCAAGCAACCTCATCACAGAAATTTTACGCAAAGAAGACCCGGCAACAGAAGGCCAAATAAGGCGTCTGGAGTTTTACGGAATTTATGGGGATTTCAGCAAAAAAGAGGCGATGGAATTGATTGAAAAAAATAAGCCTCTCCATGACGAAGACGAATATCAAAAACATAAAAAAACTTTGGAAGCCGACGCAAAGCGTATCGAAGAGGGGTCTACAGGTTGTTCAAAAGGATGCGGCTGCATGATCCTTATTTTTTTCGCAATCATCGCGTGGATGATTTTTAGAATGTTTTAAGAATCCGTCAGGTCGATCACTTCTGCGACCCAGTTTTCTGGGAGAGGCCCTTCCCAGCTATTGATGGCCCACCATCTAAAGTTTCGGATGGATCGAAAGCTTTGGCACCAGCATTCAGGCGTGCTTGGCGCGCATTTTGGTATTTTCCCTTTTGTTTGTCCTGCGGGAGGTCAACTGACTCAGCGGACTCTTGAATACCTGATTGCATGATGTCTTGCTCGAGTAGGTGGCGCATGTGTCCTTGAAGGTTCCGGTGCTGTGACTTGGCGCGAGCTTTTGCAAGGTCTGCCAATTCTTTTGGAACTCGAACTGATACAAATTTGAAGTCTTCTTTTTCCATGTAAACAAACATTTCACCAGTGTGAACAAAAGCGCAACAAATAATTTTTTTTGTGCGCAAAAAAATATATTTCGGCCCGCAGACCCGCATAGAATGGGCATGTCAAGAGAAATTTATGGGGTGAAGTCCCTACCTTTGTAAAATTTTTTCTTTCATTTTTTGTGCACAAATTTTACAGATTTGTGCACATGCAAACGGAAACAGAAGAAGCAATCGACACCCAGCACATCGGATTCCGTATCCCGAACAGTCTGCGCGAAGCCGCTCAGGAACGGATGCAGGGGAAATACTCCACATTCAGCGAATACCTTCGCGACCTGCTTCGCCGGGATGTTGAGACCAAGGAGGCCGCAAAATGATCGACGCAACCGCAATGGCCACCCGTCTTGGTGTGGCAAAATACACGGTCGAGGATTGGGCAAAGAAAAGCCGCATTCCAGCTTTCAAAATTGGTCGGAGGTGGATGTTTGACGAGGCCGATGTGATCAAGGCTTTCAAACTCTCCGGCAACGATCTCAGCCGAGCCATCGGGAGGATGAAATGAAATCCCCCCGCCTTTTTCTTTGCGAGGGCTACTGCCCCGTCTTTGGCCCGATCCGCTCAATGATCGAAGCCGCCGGATTCGGGGATGCCAAGACCAAATTTTTTCTGAAGCACCGGCTTCAAGCCACCCACGTCACACCAACCAAATTATGATCGACCTAAACGACCCACAATCCGTCTGCCGCTCCATCGGCTACTTCATCACCTACCTCGGCACCATCGCCCCGCTTGTCGGGTTGGCCTGGGCAACCTGGAGGCTGGCACGATGAGTGCCTTTTACGTGATCGACACGGAGGCCGAGAAAGTCGGGATGATGAACATTTTCG